TGTATAATGTCTGTTAATAAATGAAGGTATATTATGAGTTATAACCCGTACAATTTACAAGATGTCTATGACGCGGCATCCCAGAAAAAGTTCAAAGTCGTTTCTACGTTCGCGGGGGGCGGTGGATCTTCTACAGGTTACCGCCTTGCGGGTGCGGACATTCTCGCCATCAATGAGTTTGTAGAAGAGGCACGAGTCACCTACAAAGAAAACTATCCCGACACACCTATCGTCCCGAACGACATCAAAGAACTAACAGGTCAAGACTTTCTGGACCTTGTTGGTCTTGAGAAGGGTGAGTTGGATATCCTCGACGGTTCGCCTCCATGCTCTGCATTCTCTGTCGCGGGTAAACTGTCTCATTCATCTGACGGTAAACACTCTGACGGGTGGGGACAGACTAAGTCCTACAGCGATGGTAAGATTGTAGAGAACATCGAAGATCTGTTCTTTGAGTTCCTACGTGTGGCAAACGAGATTCAACCCAAAGTCATCGTTGCAGAGAATGTTAAAGGTCTCACGATCGGTGAGGCAAAAGAGTACTACAATCGTATCCTCAATGAGTTCGAGAACATTGGGTATGAAGTGGTATCCGAAGTCATGGACTCTCGCTACTATGGTGTATCCCAGACGCGTAGTCGTGTCATCTTTATTGCAGTACGCCAAGACGTTGCGGATGAAGTGGGACTAAACTTCTTGACCATGAATCACTTGTTTCCAGAACCAGCAAGAACCGCCATACCACTCAAGGATGCTTTAGTCGATCTGGAGTATGACGAAGAAGAAGTTAAGTATCTGACGGAGAAGTTTGAGAGAACCGCGTACTGGAAAGACACTGGATCTCTAATGCCAACGTTCCCCGATAAAGTTTTGACTGGTGGTGATTATCATCCCAAGGGTCATCACTTCAACCTCAAGCGTGTGTCTCTAGAGGCGCCTGCACCTACATTGACTGCAATGGGTAACGGGGATACAACCGCTGGTGCATTTCATTGGTCTGAGTCTCGCAAGTTGACACTAGGGGAATTAAAGCGTATAATGTCACTTCCCGATGACTTTAAACTGACGGGTAAATGGAATCAGAAGGCAGAGCGTATCGGTCGTATGGTTCCACCATTGATGATGAAACAGATTGCTGAGTCAGTCTATGAGAACGTATTGAAGGTGTACAATGAAAGATAGAGAGAGTTATAACAAACCAGACTTTAGTTTTGCCCACCGTGAGGAAGGATTCGATAATCACATCGAGAACTCTATTCGCGGGTACAGCAATCTACATCACGATGTCATAAAGTTATCCGAATACTTTGTCGAGGATCTAACTGACGTTGTCGACATCGGTTGTTCGACGGGCAAGACCATCTATGAGATGATGAAACAGAACAATCGATTCGCACCTCTGGCGCACTACTCAGGTATCGAGTATGCGGAAGGATTTGTTGACAACATGAACTCTCGCCACAAGCAGATTGATAATGAGGGTCTGGGTGATGTAGACTTCCATAATATGGATGTGCGTAACGCAACGTTCGCTAACTGTTCTCTCGTCACCTCTCTATTCACTCTACAGTTCATGCCACCACGTTCGCGACGTGACTTAGTGAAGAAGATATATGCTGGTTTAAACACAGGTGGTGCATTCATATTTGCAGAGAAGACTATGGCGAGAGATGCTCGTCTCCAAGAAATCATGACGTTTCAGTTCTATGATCACAAGTCTAAAAACTTCGAAGCAGAAGACTTGTTATCTAAGGAACGTGAACTCCGTTCTATGATGAAGTGTTCAACTTGGAATGATCTACATTCACTCTGCATGACTGCGGGATTCTGTGCCACCAAGATTCAACCCTTCTGGCAGAACCATCTCTTTGTGGGTGCCATCGCCATAAAATAATTTAAATAATTTAGCATAATGCCTTGACATGTTGTAGAAACATGTGGTACAATAGCTACATAAAGTCGAGTTGAAAGAGGTTTTTATGGGTTATCGAGTTTTAAACATCACTCCAGAGTTTCGCGCTCAGTACGTTGAACGTGAAGGTCTTGAAGGTCCATTCTTTTATGATGGTCAACGTGCTTTGTATTATGATGCACGTGAAGGTGCCTACCTTAATCCTACCACTGACATGTACTTGACTTACGATGAGTATCAAGAGGAGTATGCGTAATGAGTCAGTTAACTGAGTTTGTTTTTGGTCAAGTTGTGATTTGGGGTTTCATTTATTCTGGAATGATGCTCGCGGCTGGTCACCCAGTCGAACCCTACGTCTACTAAGGAATTTATTATGAGTAATACTTTTGATCGAATCTTTGCAGAGTTGGTACCTAACGAAGGCAAGTGTGACACTGTCGCTGGTGAGATGATCCGCTCGGCCGGTCGTCTGCAATACGACTTCTACAACAACGGTATGGGTAACAATACGTCCGGTGCCCTAAAGTTCCTACGCGAGAAAAGCGCGATCGATAAGGAGTTGTTTGAGTGCGTCCTACCCTACACGACGGGTCGACTCTATGAAGGTAAGTATGAGAACGACTTTTTCCATGTTGCCATAGATCGCATTGTGGAGATGACCACCAAGATGGTCACTTTCAATCCTCAGTTGATGGTGATGGAAAACGCCGAAGACATGTTCGACTACTCCGATGAAGATCTCGATGAGACATGTCAAGAGTGTTCGGGTTATGGGTATGACGATTACGAGGACGAAGACTGCTACATGTGTGGCGGTACTGGAATAACTTAATATAGGAAACTGTTATGATTAAATTTCTAAACTTTGTAGTTACAAGTTGGCGGTCCATCATGGATCTCCGTTTCAATCCACTTAGGTTCATCAATGAACCTGTTCTGCAATCTTACCTCATGATAGTGTTGTTTACTATGTGGAGTGCGTTCTTCGGTCTTATTGCCATGTTTTACTTCGGATGGTTTGGTTACAGTATTCCGGTGAGCATCATTGTCCACATGTCAATACTTGTACCCGTGGTCATAACCAATGGCGTGTTCTTGGATGCGGAAAGAACTAACGCTCCATGGCTAGAAGACTTTAAACGACGTGAATCCCTCATTGCGTACATGCGCGGTAAGCCAGTCGTTAAGTGGGACATTGATAAAGAAGCATAGTTTTAAAGGGGAGACCGTCTTTCGAAGATTCCGACTGATAGGTACGTGGACGACTCCCCTCTTTTTTTCGTCCCTTATACGAAAAAGTTATATCCTTATGCCAAAAAGTTCTAAAAATAAGCCATTTATTTTGGCTAACGCCCTTGCGTTTTATCTCTTAATATGCTATAATAGCTACATAAATTAATGAAGAGAGATTTGATTATGACTAATGAGAACTGGACAGACAACACAGAAACCAACGAAGACGCTACCTTCCTAACACAGGAAGAGTACGATGTCGCCATGACAGTTATCCCAGTAGACATCAAAGACGTTAAAACTTTCCGTGCCGGTTTCGAACTGGTCGAGTATGAGGCAGGTACCGATCCTTTAGACGGTTTTTGTTTGATGGGTTTCGACGAAGTCGGAATGTTTTGTAAGAACCCTCGCTATGCATTTATAGGAGAAGCCGCATGAATTTAATCGGTCAGAAAGTCGAAGGTAACTGGGGTGCCATGTACCCCATCGCACACGGTCTAATCGATCGTCAAGTTGGTCGCGACAGTGTCGAAATAAAATGGGAAGACGGTTACCGTGAAGAGGTTCGAGTTGATGATATTCATGAGATCGGATACCGTAGTCCTAACGGTTCACCCATTGGTATATTTTTTGGAGAAGTAGCATGATAGATTATATTTCTTGTACTGAAGACGGTTCTGAGATTCGTCTTTACGATGAACACGAGATGCGCCCTGTGTGCGAATCGAACAACGTTGCTGAGTTGGTCAATGCATATTTGAAGTATGGTATTGCTCCTCAAGTGATGGGTTCCTCAGATTGGTTCGAGGCACCGTTTGCGTCTGCTCGCGAGTACACCATGAAGAAAGTCTACAAACTAATCTAGGGAGAGACAATGCCTAAGATCGTTAAACTGAATTATGACCGAAAGGTCCGGTACCTTTACGACAAGGACACCGAAGAGTGCAACCGACTCGCTAATGAAATCATGGACCACTACGGTCAGTTCTTAGAAACTCCACACGGGTGGTGGATGGAAGATATCACTCGTTTCCAAAAGGAGTTGAGAAACTGCGGTCTTTCTGTTAATGAGTTCCTTCGAAAAGAATTTGTGATGCCGAAGAAAACTGCGGTCAAACCCAAAAGGAAGCCGCGTAAAACTGTCGCAGCCAAAAAACCTGCCGTGACCAAAAAGAAAACTCCGGTCAAGAAAAAGACGCCTTCTAAGAGAAAAAAGGTCACATAGGCCCTTGACTCTAATACTCACTGTGGTATAATAGCTACATAAAGTCAAAGAAGGAAGAGAAATGAAGATCAGATGCATTGGATTAACGATTACCACTAATCAAGAGATAGTTAGAGACTTCGAAATCTTAACGTCTAATGAAGATGAGATGGTGACTACATGTGGCCACGTTATAGACATGTGGTCGGGTGATAAAAGTGTAACTTCCTCGAAGGGAAGACGCATAATGCACACAATGTCCTTTGATATAATTTAGAGAGAGATTTATGGGTTATCGAGTTTGGCATGAAAAATACCGTCACTACTACACTGATGCTATCAAAGTGATGGATGAAGAAATCGCATACAAGTATTATCAGTATGTAGTTCGAAAGAATGCTCATGGATGGAAAGATTCTGAGAGGAGCAAGACTTATAATGCAGAATGGAAATTCGAAGCCAACTACCCTCACGTAACAAAAGAACTCACATTGAAAGAATGTCAGTCGTTTGCAAAACGTGTACTAAAATCTAAATTGTGGGAGAATTTCAATCATAAAAATGATCCAGCGATTGGACTGAGATCTGCATGTAAGACTATCCAGATCGAACAGATGAGATCAAACTCTTTGTCAGGTGTCTGTTATGGTGATCTCATTCGATTGAGTGATAGTGGCATGAACAAGTATGTTGTCTTACATGAACTCGCACATGCTGCTGGGTTCAGTAAACATGACTATCGATTCCGTGAGTGTCTGATTCGATTGGTCTCAAGATTTCTAGGTCGAGAGGAAGCTAAGGCATTGAAGAAATGTTTCCGTGAAAAAAAGTTACGAGTTTCCAGACCTATCATCAAATCACCTGAAGCATGGTTGAAAGCAGTTGACCGTGCCCCTATAAAAATTGTCGCATAAGGAGTTAATATGAAAGGTTTGTCTGAAACTGTTTTTAGTCTTGTTGCTGTATCCCTTGCCCTTGTTTATTGTACTGCTGTTATTGATATGCCCGATGTTCATGTTAGCAATATGACTGGAGAGTGTGTCAAGGTTATCAACTATGCTGAGAACGATAGCTACACGTGTGAAGTTCTTCCTACGAAATACAACCATGTGTGGGTGAAGTAATGGAACTGGTTTACGACATAATCGGTTTTGGTTTGTTTGGGTTCCTCGCTTTGCTGTTATACGTCAACCTACACATGGAAGAAGAGAAAGAACTGGGAGAGCGCATACCATTGATGTGGGAAGAGGGTGGTTGGTTAAGAACTTTTTGGAATACCCTTATATCAAATCGGTCTAAGAAATAGCTAAAAAAGTGTTGACTATTATTCAGAATTTGTTATAATAGCTACATAAATTAATGAGAGAGAAATTTGTTATGGCATATGTAAGTCAAGAAGATAAAAAGAAATTAACCCCCGCGATCAAAGCGGTCCTCAAGAAGTACAACATGAAAGGCACTCTTGCCATTCGTCATCACAGCAGTTTGGTGTGTAACATTAAGAGTGGTGCTCTCGATATCATCGGAGCGTTACCTGTCAGTGAGTACGGTCCTCGTGACTACGTTCAGGTCAATCCGTACTGGATTGCTGAAAACTACGACAACGAAGAAGTTGTTGCGTTCTTAACTGAGTTAAAGGCTGCTATGGAAGGGCCTGACTTCTTCTGTGAAGACGACAGCGCGACTGACTACTTCTTCAGAAGTCACTACATCGACATCAACGTCGGGCAGTTCAACAAACCTTATCAGTTGGTGGCATAATATGACTTTTAGACGTTGGTGTAATCTAATGTGGTTCGAGCACTGTGATGAGGTTGAACTCTACACAGGTAAACGTCCAGACTACAAGGCAAAGGATTACTTTGCAAAATACAAGTGGTTTCTGAAACGTGAATATTTACATGCAATTGCTAAAAAAAATTAAGCAAAGCCCTTGACAAATGTTTCAAAAACAGGTACAATGGCTACATAAACTAATGAAGAGAGAGATTTAAATTATGTTCTACGCAAAACCCAAAATGTCAAACAATCACCATGCACAGACTTTCGACACTGTCGAAGCTGCTGTTCATTTCCTTAACAACTACAACGAGTTAGGTCCAGACTTCGTTCAAGAAGGTTACTCTAACGACGTTTCTAAATTGCAAGCAGAAGACTTCTGGTTGGTCGGTAAGTTGGTCGGTCCAGTTGGTACTGAGTTCAAAAACAATAAAGTTGTTAAGGCTAAGTCATGAGTACTGTAGCGTGGTTCGCCACTGGCGAGATTGGTGAGGCGGTTCGTGATGTCATAGATTCTTTTCTTGATGATGTTATCGACTCTAACACCGCAATAGAAACATTGTCTGCTATAGGTCTTAACAACGATGAGATGATGAGTCTCATCGAACAAGAACTAGAGTTTCAACAAGCAACCTTTCACTAGGAATACTGATATGGGTATAATTGCAAACATTTATCGAGCAGATAACCGCGACTCTTCTGCTGGTGGTATGAGTTCACGATTCACTGAAGTGACTATAGTGAACGTCGAAGGTCCTTTCGAACCAACCGTGGGTCGCCCTGCGGTTGAGTTGGTCGATGGTTACGCTCGCGGCACCTGTTTCGTACGTCCAACCTATCTATGTGAAGAACGTCCGATGATGGGTGGTACGTTCGTCGCTACTTCTGACAGTCGTTTTAGAAACAAAGTTCGTGAGATTACTGGAGCTGAGTTCTCCGGTGCGGTTCCTTTCCATGATCGAGTGGAGTTTTAATGTTACGACATAACGATAGCTGTACCGAACTGCTCACCATTCTGCAAGAAGAATGTGCCGAGGTCATTCAAAGAGTGTCGAAGGTAAAGCGGTTCGGTCAGGATCAACACAACCTGTCTCTACTTGCTAAAGAGGTCGGCGACCTTGTTTGCATGATTGAGTTGTTACAACAATGGGAAGTAGTGTCGTACACTGCTGTTGAGGAGGCGAGAACAGAAAAGTTGTTCAAACTTCGTGTCTGGTCTACTCTGTTCGATTACGACAGCGATGACAACTATGATGCTGGTATTAGGTCGGATAACTAATATGAAGTATGCGGTCAATGTTGATATTTCTGAGTCCCCTAGTTATGAGATGTCCACCTATGTTCACAAGGTGGCAGAGTTCCTAGGGATATCTAATCTACCCGGCTATGTTGAACTTGAGTTTGTAGAAGAGCTAGGTACGTTCGCTGGACTAGTTGACGGCGATGAGGATCAAGTTGATATCTCTATCGCTGAGTACTTCGAAGGCAAACGGGTCGATGAGAAACAAATGAAAATCAACATTGCCCATGAGATGATTCATGCAGTACAGATACTAAGTGGTCGATTGATTCATACTGGACTAACTCTGAATGAAGGTGTGATGTCTTATAAATGGATATTCGATGGTCAAGAGTATGAGAATATGAAGTACTGTGATCAGCCATGGGAAAACGAGGCATATGACAATGAAGAAGAAATCTACCAAGCGGTCGAATCCGGTCGCGAAGTATGCGGGGCGATTCAATCGCGCCTCTACCCACGTCGACCGTAAGAAGGAGTCGAAGAAACGCGGTCAGTTAACCAAAGATGAACTGTATCCAAATAATGGATTCTAGCCACTTGACAACCCCCTACATATAAGGTATAATTATGGCAGTAAGTAAAGAAGTACGTTACGCAATGGTTCGTGCGGCAGCACTCAAGATCCAGAAGCGTAGTAAGGTTCGCAAGTCAAACCAACGTCTAGCGAACGAAGTAGTAGGTCTTGATCGTCAAGACTATAAATCCGATGTACGCTGGGGAGATGAAGATAAGTTCGTTAACAATCTCTTCTCCGATGTCCGTCAATCAACCCACAACGAGGAATGGAATTAATGTCCACACCAATGCCTGAGAACCTAATTGATTTAGGTCAATATACCCGTAACGATGTAGAGCTCATCTCACGTGAGTTTTTGCGTTGCGTTTATCTAGATACTCTAGAATCTTTTGGTAAAGATTATGCGAGTCTAGATGAAGAGGATGAGACGCGTAAGAACGTTCTCGCTACACTTGAAGCATTCGAACACACCATTGCGGTACTAGATGGTAGCGAAGAGTTTCTTGAAGCAGTACACTCAGAGGCGTCTGAAGAAGAAGCAACAGCGGAGGACGCTGAATTTGAACGATTCTAAGGAGGAGTCAATGTTTAATTATGATAGTATCGTTAGTCAACTACGGGACAATGTCCTTCAGGTGACTTTTAGTAAAGTCAATGGTGAGGAACGCGTTATGCCTTGTACTCTCCAAACTGACTATATGCCTGAATTGTCTGAATCCAAAGTTGCAGTAGTGGACGACTTCTCAGTTAACAAATCTGTGATTCGCGCATTCGCAATCGACAAGCAATCATGGCGGTCATTCCGCGTTGATAATGTCAGAGCGATTGAGGTAATCAATGGATGAGAAAACTGAAGAGAAGTTCCTAACCAAGAAATCATTCTCTGCGATGATCGAAAGTTTCGTATTTCAAAACAGAATGTCGTACATGGATTCCATTGTACATCTCTGTGAGAAGAACGGATTAGAGCTGGAAGACATCAAGAAGTACTTGTCTCCAACTATCGTCGAACATCTTGAGAGTGAAGCACGTCAGTTGAATTTTCTGCCAAAGCAGAACACGCTAGACGTATAAATAGTTATGCCCTTATGGGTAATCTCATACATTGTTTATATTTAAGTTTATATTTAAGGAAATATTATGTCTTTTGCAAATCTAAAGTCCAAGTCTATGGACATCTCTAAGCTTGTCACCGCTGCTACCGAAGCATCCGGTCAAGCATCTAACACCAACAAATACCAAGACGATCGCAAGTGGAAACCTACCGTTGATGAACAAGGTAATGGTTACGCCGTGATTCGTTTTCTTCCTGCTACTGAAGGTCAAGACCTACCGTGGGTTCGCTACTGGGATCACGCATTCAAGGGTCCAACCGGACAGTGGTACATCGAGCGTTCACTTACGACCCTAGGTCAGAACGATCCATTAGGTGAGTTGAACTCACGTCTGTGGAACTCAGGCATCGAAGAAGACAAAGAAACTGCACGTCGCCAGAAGCGTCGTCTACACTACGTTACTAACATTCAAGTTATTAACGACCCTGCAAACCCTGCCAACAATGGCAAGTCATTCATCTACGAGTTCGGTAAGAAGATCTTTGATAAGATCATGGACCAGATGCAACCAGAATTCCCAGGCGAGACTCCGGTCAATCCTTTTGATTTCTGGGGCGGTGCGGACTTCGAACTGAAGATTCGTAACGTTGCGGGATACCGTAACTATGATAAGTCAGACTTTAAGTCACCTTCTCAGTTCTTGGGTGCTGATGAGACTCAACTTGAAGCAGTGTACAATACACTGTATGACTTGAACGAATTCATAGTACCAGACTATCCGAATGCACACGATGCAAAGTGGTTCAAGTCTTACGATGAGTTGAAGCAGAAGTTAGAGACAGTACTAGGTCTTGCGACTGGTGCCGGTTCAACTTTGAAGAACGAAGCACTTGCAAGTGCGGAAGAGGCTCCACCGTGGGACACTTCTTCTGAACCTACTATTGTTGCAGCTGCTCCTGCTCCGGTTGCTGCTGTCGCAGCTGCGGATGACACACTATCATACTTCGCGCAGATGGCTGCCGAAGAGTAAGATATATTACAGTTGATAGATTTGGGGGGACTTCGGTCCCCCTTTTTTTATGAGGCTCTGGTGCCTGATAGTGGGTCGTAACTATCGTATGACATGACTGCACCTGATACTAGACTTGTGTTACTACTTGTATTGGAAACATTAGATGACGATGGAGCAACTACGGTTGTCCCGCCACCACCCAGTCCAGCGAGTGCCTGTGATTGTGTAGTACCGTCTTTAATCTGCGCACCAGTTGCGGTTGGCATCTTCATTGCAGGCGGTGCACCAGTTACACCACTACTACCACCAACAGCAGTAGCAGCACCGCCACCACCCATTGTAGTAATTTCTTTCATGGTGTCTATTAGTTCACCGCCACCACCTATCATCCACTCTGCAATGTTTTTCGCTAAGTAATCCCCTGAGAAACCACCCAGTATACCACCGACTAATCCGCCAGCAACAGTACCGAAGGGTCCCCCGACAGTAGTACCTAGTGTTGCTCCTGCAAGTGCACCAAGAGTACCACCACCGATACCACCCAGTGCTCCAGCGATTTCTGCTGCTTTTTCTGAGGCAGACAAGTCATCGTTTGCTAATACTAATCCAATGGTACCGACAGATGCAAGTTGACCTACTATAGGTAATTTCATGAACTTACCAAAGTTCTTGTATTTCGCCATTGCGGCTGCCAAACCTTTTGCTTGACCCGAAGTAGGCGCCTTAACACTTTTCAATGCATCATCCATCTTATCAGCGGACATGAACTTTCCGTTCTGTTTCATTCCACCCTTGTCTACAGTAATTCCCTTATCTGCAAGTGCTTTTAATTTCTTTTTACTCAGGTTAGATGCAGTCTTATTGTTCGCGGTTATTCTTTCCTGTTTAGTCATAGATGATGCTGGGTTGGTAGGCGTAGGAGGTTTCCCTGCATTCAGTTTCTTGTTCAATTTCAAGTTCGCTGCATTAGCAATACCACCGACCGCTGCAAAACCAGTTACGTTTTCAGCCATACCTTGAACGTCACCCTTGAGTAATGAATTAACTCCACTTAGTATTTCATGACTACCGTCCGCAAGTGTTTTGTAAACATCTGACAAAGATGGTAATGCTATATTCAATCCAGCGAGTGCATCCTTTACTTCTTTTCCTCTCTGTCCTAAAGTATCTCCAATTTCCCCTAACATTTCTATGTTTTCTGGAGTAGCAAACGCTCCCGCGACTGCACCCAGTACTGCGAATCTCTTTCCGAACAATGCACCTATACCACCGAACTTAGCAGCATTCGCGGCTGCGGCACCTAGTTCATTATCCCCAGTCATTTCTGCGACAGCAGTACCTAGAGTTTCGGACATCATCTGAGTAAGACCGAAGATACCTGCTTTAGCAAGACCCCCACTCAGTCTACCCAAACCTAATGCAGCACCTATTCCAGCAAACATGCCTCCAGCACCACCACCGCCTCCGCCACCAGAACCACCGGATCCGGTTCGACCACCACCAGAACCACCACCCCCAGATGCCGCGGCGTTATCTCGTTCGCGTTCTAGGTCTTCTAGTCTTGCCTGTTCTTGTGCAACAAACCATTTAGAGAAAGATGCATCAATACTACTGATACCATCATTGATGTTGACCAGTTGCGTGTTTTGTGATCTTAAAGTATCTGCTAGTGTTGAAAGTGCCATGGTTTAACCTTGTTGTTGTTTTGCTCTCTCGTTTTTTTCTTTAATATCATCGATTAACATACTCAAGTAAATCTCTCTCTCCCAAGGCAACATACTTTCCACTTCATCTAATGAGTAACTGTAATTGTTCATTAGTTGGAAGTTAACTTGATAGTAGTTTGCCAAGTTATCATGGGAGAGATTTATTAAAAAAAATCATCCATTCCTTTTAGTATACGATCGTTGTGATGACCGCAATGGTCACATACAAAGTCCGCTTCTTGTTTTATTGTCGGTATTCCGTTCACAAACTCTGTCACCTTTTCAAACTGTTCGGCTGACATAGATTCTACAAAGTTGACTAGTTCTTCTCGTGGTTCATCCTTTGTAGAGAACTTCTCTTCTAAGGTGTTGATTGATGCTATACAAGTCATCACCATTTCCAAAATAGTCTCAGTCAAAGAAGTATCTTGAAACAACTTATCATTGTCCATAAAGTCCGCATAGGTCGGGTATCTCATCTGTACAGAAATATCGTCTGTCAACTCAATAAGCTTATTATCAACCACTTCTCCCTGTAGCATAATCCTTTCTAGTTCTATCGGTACTTCGGAACCTTGATTACATTCTTCACATGGAATAATCAGTGTTGCAGTTTCCCCGACAGACTTTGCACGTATCTTAGTGAACATATAGTCCACATCGAAAATAGTCAAGTCCTTCATTGTCTCTTCTACACAGGACTCAATAGTTCTCACAATGGCTCGCATCATGTCGCGCCTCTCTTGTGTCTCTATTGCAATCAATAGATTCTTTTGTTCCTTCACTAGGAAGGGTCTGAAAGTAACTAGTTGTCCTGTAGATGGTACGTTTAATTCATATGTTGGTGATGCGTTTAACTTAGGTAATGCCATTATGTAATCCTATAATTTAAAATATTGAACCCAAACTCAGTTTAAATTCTCCTAATCCTCGTTCATCTTTGATGACTCTCCAATTGGTATAGGAGAATGTTACACTAACTTCTACCAACCCGTCCGCTTCATTGGTCAGTTCGATGCTAGTAATTGTTGTTGGAAATGCGTCTATCAACTCTACGCTGTAAATAGATGCTCCCAATAGGTCGAAGTCTATACTGAAAGGTCCTATATCGAACCCGACTCTTGCTATAGGTTTTCTCAGTTGATGTATCTTTATCGGAGCAACGTAATCGTCTTTGTATCCAACAGTACCCTTGGGTAGAGGAGTTGGTTTAGGAGGTTTAGGTTCTCCCTCTTCCTCTTCGGCTGGTTCTTCTTTAGGTACAGTGTACTCACCTACCATAGCAGAACGCCATGAGTCGAAATACTTTTTTACACCATAGTCGTTCAATGCATAGAAGGTCATTGTGACATCGTCTACTATGAACCCGTTAACTATCTTCTCATTAAAGATACCCATCTGTCGATCTAAGGTAGCAATCTGTTTACCAGGCATCGATACACTTTTGCACAATAGGTTAGCAGTACTACTCGACATTCCTTTGAGTTTAGTCACAACACCACCAAGGTCTGAATTTCCTACCTCTGAGGGCATTTCTACAGAATACTGGTTGGACATCGCCATACCATTCTTAGATATAAGTTTACTTTTTAAATCTTCTATTCCCGCCATCGATTAATCGCCTATCATTTTCTTGGAGTCGTAGTATACTTTCTTAGAGTTTGCCTTACGGAAGTCTGCGGTCGGTAAGAAGGTAGCAATCTCCCATTCCGGTGCCGGTACCATAGAAAACTTACTCTGCACGTGTTCGTTCAGGTAGTGCTTGAAACATGGTTGAAAGTACTTCAACTTACTTGACTTGACCAACAACTCATACGACATCTTGAATCGTGTAGAGTCGTTGAATTTAGTATTCGATGTAATGTCCATCAATGCGTCCAGCATCTTAGCACGTAGGATAGGAGGTAGATAATGTAGGTTCAACCCATAGAACCCACCTTCTGCTGGACCCACTACAATGACCAATGGAAATGTATCATAGTACGGTAGCGTATCCTTATGTTTAGGATCGTAGAAGAACATGTACATACCACCGACGATCTCTTTACTCGTTTGCTTCAACGGGTCTTCTTTCATCAATGATTCACGTTTGATACTACGCATGTTCTTGATCTTTTTACGAAACCAATCACGGGACTCTTTCGTGCGCGGTGTAATACCGGCACGGAACGCTTGTAGTTCTAATCTTTGGAATATGTTAGACATCGAAGTATCCGTTAAAATTCTTACTTCTATTTATACGTTATTTTGTTGACTAGTCAACTCTTTATTTGTTGATTAATCAACGGCTCTTCTTTTTACTACGAAAGGGGGGTAATTTCTTTAACGGTTTCTTGGTACGCATACGTTGGGTAGACTTGGGCATGATACCCATAGCGGTGAGTTCGTTCTCTGTCCAGATCTCAAAGTGGTACCCTCTATCCTTCGCATATTCGGATGCTGCCTTCCACTTGGATTGGTTCTTGATGTAGGTCATACCCTCATTCAATAGAGTGTGACGGGACTTTCCCTGCTTGCGTTCAGGACGTAGGGTCTGCTTGTGGGGTTTGACCTCGACCAGTACAACACGTCCAGACTTGTACTTGATGACGAAGTCCATGAAGTATCGATGTGGCTTCTTATCAGTCTCACAGATGTAAGGGATGACCAACTCTTCGGACATCCATTGTACCACGTCCAGACTGTCGTCACACCATTTCATAACATGTCGTTCCCAACCCGAACGGTAGACGACATTGTCTACATCCCCAGCATACTTGGCTGGGTTCTTTGGTTTGTACCGTCCTTTATATGTCTTCACGTTTTAATAACACCATGTGGTTGACCCTGTCACTAGAAGGATAAGCGAAATCATGTACTTTCTTGTAAGGAAAGTCTGGTTTGGACAGGTAATGATGTATCAATCTCTTGGGGTTCGGCGACTCTACTCTTTCGTCCATCGATAGACTACTGACGTAATCATCAAATAGAATGTACTCGACCCTTGCTTCGTTGCATAGGTTCAAGTCCTTTGACATACCTTCGATGCTATGGTCACCATCAACGAACACCATATCGTATAGGTCGAGGGTACGTGGTTCCAAATCGTGAGAACTCATGTGACTGAACACGAACCTATCAGGATACATTTCTTTGAGCTTATTAGCATTCACCAAGGTGTACTCGTGTTGCCCTATGTCTACCGAATGATACTTGACATTGGTATCTACATTTAGAAACGTGAATGCGCTGTGTCCATAATTGAACCCTATTTCCAACACGTTTCTAGAACGTGTCATCTTCAATATGATATGGATGATTCTACAACTAGTAGCGTCAGGCAATACGTGCCCTTCATCATATGACCAACCTTCGGTCAGGAACTTACTGTCGTCTACTAGATTCATTTTATATCTTCATCGTTTCTGTATAAATAGTATCAAAGTATTTATAAACATAGGTTACAGACCATGGCAGATGAAGAAAACACAATAAGTGACCCAGCGACTCCGGCAGAGCAGATATCTACTATCAAAACGTCTAAGACCGATTCTAAGGCGTCCGACGATGGTACTGCACACAAACCTTTGGTGTATCCTATATCCGATACTAACAGATATGGAGCAAAGGTTACTTTTGTCCCTCAGTTGATCACAGGTCCTAAGCTGGACGGAAGTCAATCATTAGGAGATGTTCTCAAAGCTTTTGGAAAGGGCGTGGTGTCCATTACCAAAGGCGAGGACGTTGCACCGAAGAAAGATGCTCCGACAGAAAACACTGGAGAGAATGAAGACTCTGGTACAAAGGAAACCGATCCACCTACTGCTGATGGTGATAATAAACCTCTTACTATATCGCCTGGTGTTAATATGCCATTAACTACCAAGAAGATATCGGTCTATCTACCTATTTCATTCGGATCCACGGACACCCTTACTTATGATAGTCCTAGTCTAGGTTCGGCAGGTGCACTCTTGGGTAGCGCACTAGAGGGTGCGAATGGTGGTGCAGGGGATATACTTGGTAATGCACTTGGAGACTTTATTGACCTATTCAAGGGTACTAGTCAGACAGGAGCAAACAGTTTAGGAAAACTAGGTCTTGCTAAACTAGCAAAACGTGGACCTACCGAAGTAGGGGACGGAGCAGCTGCGGCATTACGTGTAACCGCTGACCCTAACATTCGTACCTTATTCCGTGGTGTTGCGGTACGACAGTTTGCCTTCCAATTCAAGTTCATTGCAAAGAACTCTAAAGAGGCAGCAGAGATACGTGCAATCATCAAACGATTTCGATTCTATGCTTATCCGGAGTCTATCAACTTTAAGGGTGATGATAGTGGCGCTGATATCAGTGTTGGATTCAAGTATCCACACCCATTCATTATCAAAACAGAATATGTTGATGAAAACGGAAGCTCCTTCGCTATAGGACCTAAGATAAAGTCGTGTTACCTAACTAGTATTACTACCAACTTCAACCCATCGTCTATGGCATTCCATCGTGATGGCGAACCTGTCGAAATCGACCTCTCATTGAACTTCACTGAAGAGACCACATTGAACAAGCAAGATATTTTTGAGGGTTACTAATGGCATATTTTAAATCATTTCCTAAGATCAACTATAACTTTAATGGTGAGTCCGCTGTAGCAGTCAACCTAACAGCATACGCAGAAGTGATGGATGAGGTTAGACTGTCAACATCGTTCTACCAAGACTATTATATAGCAAATGGTGAACGTGCTGATAACGTTGCATTCTCCCTGTACAATGATCCTCAGTTACATTGGGTGTTGTACCTAATGAACCCTAAGTTAAGGGAACAGGGGTGGCCAGTGTCCCAAAAGGATTTAGTGAAGATTGCCAAGAAGAACCATCCTAATACTACTCTAGTCCTTCGTGCTGATATGACCAGTCGCCTCAATGTAGGAACGGTTATCAGGGGGTTCACTAGTGAGGCGGTGGGTACAATCGTATACAAGGATTTGGACTTAGGACAACTGACGGTAGAGACAGACGGCACCTTTGCGGTAGGAGAGTTGATAGAGGACGTTGATAAAGGTTTGGTGTTTCCGGACTTCACGGTCGATGCAGTTGTTGCAGAACATCTCTCAGCACATCACTATACAAAAAACGGTGAACGTGTGGACATCAACCCATACGAACCTATACCTCAAGACGTTATCAAAACAACCTTCTTGGAAGAATATGAAAAAACGAATGATTCTTTAAAGCAAATTCGAGTAGTCAAACCAGATTCAATTAATACTGTGGTCAGTGCATTCATGAAAGCGATTAAATCATAATGACTTCCGTAACTACAGATGCCGCTGAATCAGTATCGATACAGTCCGTCACGATACAGTCCGAAAAAATCGGTGACCGGATTATCAATATCACTGCTAACGTCAGTAACATAGACATCTATGAACACATCGATAAACCTTATCTAACCGCTGCGATTACTTTCGCAGATGATAAGGATGTCATGGCGAGTGCTAACATCGGTGGGGGTGAGAAGGTAGAGGTAGTATTACAGAGCACACGAGATGAAAGTGAACCTGTTTCCAAAACATTCTACCTAGACACCGTCATAGCATCGACCAAGCTAAATGACAATTCTGAGTTCTTTGTGTTGCACCTGATAGAAGACATCGGATTTATATCCAGTCTGATAAACGTCAATAAGTCATACTCCGATAACCCATCCGAAATCCTTAAAGGCATCTCTTCAAGTTTTCTGGGTAAAGAGTTACTTTCTACTGATAACACACAGAAGAAGATGAAGTTGATTGTACCTAACCTAACACCAATCGAAGCCATGTGTTGGATTAAGAACATGTCGTGTACCACAGAAGGGTACCCGTTTTACCTTCTATCTACCCTAGTAAACGATGAACTAATGTTCGTCGACCTAAAGACACTTATATCAGCACCCGTCATTAATGCAGATATGCCATACTCATATGGTGAAGCACTTATGTCCACTGGTAATCCATTGATGCCTTCACACCGGAGAGTTATCAAGGGATACAAATTCTCTGATACAGATAACCTACTATCTCTTATAAAGAAAGGGTTAGTTGGTGCAGAGTACAATTACTTGAACCCTACCAAGAAGGATGACGAAGAACTCAAGAACCATTATGTATTTGATGTACAGAAGGATGTCATCGATATCATGCCAGAATCGAAGTACCATTACAGTGATGAGTACAAGGTAGATAATAAGTCATTCAATGAGTTTCCGTCTAGGACAATAACACAGGTAGGTTCAACGGATGCGTATGATGAAGAATCATCGTACCACCAAAGTGCGAAAGGTCACTATAAGTTAAACACTATTAATCGTGCTATCGACAATCTAATTAAAAACAATCCACTGTCAATCATAGTCAACGGAGTAGATTTTCTGGATGGCACTGCACATATGACTACCGGACGAAAGATTGCGGTCAGGTTCATGCGCAACCAAGCACCCGAAGATACTGATTACTTTTACGACAATAGAAAGTCAGGGGATTTCTTAATATTCGCAGCAAAGCATTCCTTTAATAGGGAAGAGTACACTGCATCTTTATCATGCTTGAAATTATCAGAAGGTGATGTAGAATGATACCTAAAGATTATATTGAATTTTATGGGGACCAATCACGTTGGTTCCTAGGCAGGGTTGTTGATATAGAGAATGACCCTTTGCAGTTGGGTCGAGTCAAGGTCAACGTGTACGGTGTATACGATGAGATCGATGACGCAGACCTACCTTGGGCACAGATAGTTGTACCTATTACTCATGGTGTCCACGAAGGTAAAGGACAGAACCTAGGTATCCTCGTGGGTACACAGGTGTTCGGTATATTCCTTGACGGACAGAACTCTCAGTTGCCTATGGTGATTGGTACTGTACCTAAAGAAGGGGACACGAACTCCAAGGCACTAGAGAACTACCCACACAACAAAGTGTATCAGACAGATAGTGGTCACTATAAAGAGTGGGACGACACTGAAGGCAAGGAACGTATCCGCGAACAACATAGATCGGATACGTATTACGAGATACAGCCAGATGGTTCACGTATAACCGTCATTGAAGTAGACGATACTCTTGTCGTGAAAGGTAATTGTCTTATTACCGTTGTAGGTAATGCTACGATCGCAGGGGAGAATGTTGTGGTTAACGCAGTAGAGAAGGCTACGGTGTCTGCAAAGAATGTCTCAGTAACAGGTACAGATACCGTTACAGTACGCGCAGGGAACAAGGTTAAGTTGGGATGACAACCATTGCTCTTCCATGTCCACCTTCAGGTCTACCAACCAAGGCGGACCTCACCAACATGTTCAATCAGATCACTGCGATACCTAGTGACATACAGGCGCAGATAGAAGAACTGAAAACCCAAGCGCAGACGGACACTAGGGAAACCCTCGAGCGTATCCAGAATCTAGAGAACGAGATGAAGGAGAAGGTGGGAGAAGAACGTGCACGGGTTCAAGCACAGATAGATGCACTAGAGAATGGCGAAGATCCATTTGGTATTATATCAGAGTTAGAAGATACAATCAAGGATATTGAAGAAACTATTGAAACTATCTCCGACTTGTTTACGCCATGGTGGGATAAGGGTAAGGTTCGGCAGTTAGAGAAAGAGGCAGAGGACGCATTCACCGAACTGGTACAAGAGTTTCATATCTACATTCCCGTGAAGATGATGGAGATGATATCGAAGATTGTTCCTGTATCGTTTTCCGTTCCGGTGCTAGGATTAACTATTGATGCATTACGCATCATGGAACCAGAATACCAAGAGGAACTTAAACAACAAATTGCTGGTATCACTGAAGAGTATACCACAAAACTAGAAACATTGCAACAAGATTTTGAATCCGGTAAGTTACAAGAGGACGCATATAACTCTGCAATGGATGAGCTGGAAGACCAAAGGTCACAGATCATTGATGCAGTGTATGCACTTGTACCTGAGCAGTATCGTTACTTTGATGGTGAGTTCGGTGTAGAGTGTGCAGAGTGGAAGGCAAAACTTACATGGTCGTACATAAAGAATGAGATCATGGAGTGGTGTACAATGTCGCTCTTCAAACTATTAGATAAATTGATTGGTATGTTCAAGGAGATATGGGATGCATTAGGGTTACCCGATCTACCTATCCCTCTCTCATTTGATATGGCAGCATGGGTACGTGCAGTTATAGATCAGGTCGTCGCAAAGTATCAAGAAGAGATGGACCGTATCACGGGCGATATAGAAAAACTACAGAACTTTGATGTAGAACAGGAAATCGCTGACTTAGAACAGGACGCCAAGGACAAGGCAACAGAGATAGAAGACAAGATCAATAACTTTGATGCACAGAAAGAACTCGAAGATCAACTAGCAAAGTTGCAGGGTGATATTGTATCACAGATTATGGAATTGTCAATACCTTTACCATCACCTTTTGATATCAGTATACAAGATATCATGGGTGGAGAGATCGAAGGTAAGGTGCAGTGCCTCGAAGATAAGATAAACCAGATATGTACTGCGGCTAGAGACTGGAAGATTATCACTATGAAGGAACTGTTCAACATATGGTTGAAGAAGATTAAGAAGTTCCTTGATGCAATTGGTCTAGGTAAACTTCTAGACTTCCTCACTCTCACTTTCTGTGACGTACTTGAGTTGATAGGACTTCCATTAGAGATCCCACTGCCAGGTTTAGACAAATTATCAGCACTAGGAGTGTTGCCTCCTGTCCTTACGGGAGATATACTCGCGTCACATGATAGACCGCAAGTTACTCTTCCCAGTCTCAGTGATGATGATATACCCGACTTTGATAATATGACAGAAGAGGAATATCAGGAATTTCTTGAAGGTCTTGTATAAGAAGGCTTCAGTTTCTGTATAAATAGTAGAAAAAGTATATAACGATGGATAATCGATATGGGTTCGGCAAAAAGAAATTTTTCTATACAGGATGGTAATTTACAGAAGACTCCGATTACGACTTCGGTTACTCGTACCTATTCAGATATAGACTGTACATTCGAAGCATCCCCTACTGGTGGCATCTATAAAAAGACAGATGCCGCGGCGGTATTGCAGTCTGTAAAGAATCTTCTTATGACTAATCATGGAGAACTTCCATACAGACCATATTATGGTGCTAACCTATACGATCTTCTTTTCAGTCTATCTACAGATTTAGAAGTAGAGGACGTTAGTGCTAATATTAGTTATGCCCTAGAGAAGTTCGAACCCAGAGCAAGGATACAAAACATTAGAAGTTTGGTAAATCCAGACGGCAATTCCTTAGATGTGACTATAGTTTTTGAAGTGGTGAATACCCAAAAAGTTGTTACGTTGAATTTAAACATTGCAAGGACCAGATAAATGGCTATACAAAATTCAGAGTTAGACTTCTTTTCGATAAAGTCTCAACTACAAACGTATCTAGAACAGCAAACAGAATTTCAAGATTACGACTTTACCGCAAGTGGTCTATCTAATATACTAGATGTATTGGCACACAACACACATATCAATGGTCTGGTTGCCAACATGGCGATTAACGAATCCTTTCTTGGGTCCGCACAGTTACGATCATCGGTTGTATCACATGCAGAGTCACTAGGTTACATTCCTAAGTCACGTACTGCATCGTCTGCCATTCTATCACTATCAATTGTAGGTCATACTACAGGTCCTGCTTCATTGTCTCTACCTATCGGTACAGAGTTCACCTCTTCTTTGGGTACGTCGGTATATACGTTCACTACTCAAGAGCAATGCACAGCACAGTTCGATAATGGGAACTACGTATTCAAAGACTTCTCTAATGATTCGCGAATAACTGTACGGGAAGGATCTACTAAAACAAAGACATTCCTTGTCGGTGAAGAAGGTGGTGTATATGTACTGCCAGACGACACGCTAGATGTATCTACTGTTAATGTTAAAGTATACGATAACTATCTGTCTAACAGATTCCAGAGATTCTCTGACATCAACAATGTTACTACAGTAAACTCTGACTCTAAAGTATTCATTCTACGAGAGACTGCTAATGGTCAGTACGAGTTATTCTTTAGCGACGGTAATATCTTAGGTACTGCGCCACGCGCTGGTAACCGAATAGAAGTAACTTATATCACGTCCCGTGGTTCAGAAGCAAACGGTGCAGAGGTGTTCAGTACTTCAACTACCGTTGATGGTCAACCTATTCAGGTATCAGTTATCGCTGCAAGTGGTGGCGGTGCAGAGAAAGAAAACGTAGAATCAATCAAACTAAACGCACCTAGGTCATTTGCCGCACAGAACAGATTAGTTACAGCAGACGATTATACTGCATTGATATCAAAAAACTATGGTAACTTCATACGTGATGTCATTGCATGGGGTGGTAATGATAATATACCACGACAATTCGGAAAGGTATTTGTTAGTCTTAATTTCTTAGATGGAGTAGCGCCTTCGGTCGAAGAAGAAGTTAAACAGAATATCAAAGACCAGCTGACATCCAACCTATCTATTATGTCCATCGATACAGAGTTCGTTGAACCAGAGATGACGTTCTTAGAGTTGACTACAGTATTTAATATCGACCCACTAAAGAGTCCTTCCTCTACCGAAGCATTACAGGCTCAAGTCGACGCATTCATTAGAGATTATATGGATAGCGTTTTAGGTACATTTGAATCAGTCTTCCGTCGTTCTAATCTATTAACTCAGGTAGATTCATTGTCTTCTGCGATACTTAACTCTAAGATGTCAGTTAAGGTACAGCAACGAATTGACCTTGATAGTCAGATTAAAGCAATCGAAGAATCAAAGAATGCGCTGGGTAGACCACTACTATCGTACATAGAAAAAGATCACACAATTAAATTCCCATTCTTGCTTGCAGAACCAGACAAGGATGACCATATAATAAACTCTTCAGTGTTTAAATCAGATGGCAAGAACGTTGTAATCAAAAACCTATTGGGTTCAACTCAATTACAACTATTGGACCTTGATGGCGCAGTCATGATTAATAACATTGGCACATACGATCCAGTGAAGGGAACCATACTACTTAATTCAATACGTATTGACAAGGACGGTTATGTAGGAACTGGTATTCGATTATCAGCAGTGCCTGCGAACCAGAGCACAATTAGTCCACTACGTAATTACATCATAACATTAGATGAGAGTGTATCGTCGACTACTGGTTATATAGATGCAGGGGCAACTAGGGTTATACAATAATGTCTAACATATCCAGACAATACAGAAGTGCTCCCAAGTTCTACCAGAGTCAGGTATCTCAGGTATTGCCGGAGTTTTTCGTAGATGAATATCCTAAACTAATTTCGTTTATAGAGAAGTACTACGAGAGCACTGGAGAGGAAGGTAATACTTCTATAACCCAAAAAATTCATAACTTGTTTGATGTGAGAAGTATCTCTAGCACCGAATTAAGTTATTTGGATCAACTGATAGGAGAGATAAGTGACGGACTAGAAACGTCATCATTCTATCAGAGTCCACGGTTGATGGCAAGACTTCTTGTTGACCTTTACCGCGCTAAGGGTACAGGTATCTCAACCGAACAGTTTTTTAAAGCATTTTATGGTGAAGATGTAGAAATAAGTTATCCTAAGAAAAACATCTTCATATTAAATGACAAGCCTGGCGGTTCATTAATTGGACCTCAGTCATTGAGGTATATACAGGACGATAAGAAATACCAGATATTTTCAGTTCTTTTGAAAACAGGTATGTCCTTGAGTGATTATGAAACACTATATACTAAGTTGATACACCCAGCTGGGTTCTACCTTGCTGCCGAAACAGAAACACAATCAGTTGCAAGTGTTGATTTAAAGGCAGGATTAACCGTAGACCCATTAGAAATTCCTAATTATGCTATACTACTTGAAGCAACTGCACTAGGTACACATGTACAACCTACCTATTCTCTACTTACTATGGAAGAGAATGATGCAGTAGATGTTAGAACACAAGCACAAAAGGATGAGGGTTCAGGTATCATTGTAAGTTCTCTAGAGACTTTGGACAGATACGAAAATGTATCTCTGCAACAGTTGGCTGATGATTTCGTAACAGTCGCAGATTGGGCTGGCGTAAGACCACCAACTTTGGATGATGAAGGTTTAGACCTATCTCAAGAATACGAAACCCTAGACGCATCAGACCACACATAACGGAAACCTATAATGTCGAGAAAAATTCTAAATACTGGCGGTTCTGCGAACGACGGAAGTGGTGACACTCTCCGCGAAGCCAGTGAAAAAATAAATCAAAACTTTGAGGAACTATACTCTCAGGTTGATATTGGTGGCGGTGATGGTATCACTCCAGAATTTATCAGCAATCTGGTCGATACCGAAGTTCTGGAAGCCCTTAATGGGGTAGACCCTAGCAAAATTACCGATAATGCTAATGATATTACTAACTTGGATGCACGAGTTTCTAACATCCAAGAAATCATTGACAACACAGACATTGGTGAAAAGGGACCTCAAGGAGACCCAGGCGAACTCGGTCCACAAGGTGGAGTCGGTCTACAGGGGGGAGTTGGTCCACAAGGTGCACAAGGTGAAGTCGGACCACAAGGTACTACGCCAGGCCCAATAGGACCACAAGGTGCAGTCGGACCACAGGGTATAACTGGACTTCAAGGTAACCCAGGCGAAACCGGACCTCAAGGAAATCAAGGTCCGCAGGGTATAACTGGTCTCCAAGGTAATCCTGGCGAGACTGGTCCTCAAGGTGAAACTGGTGCTCAAGGTGAAACTGGTCTTCAGGGTAATCCTGGCGAAACTGGACCTCAAGGAGAGACCGGACCACAAGGTATAATCGGACTTCAGGGTAACCCAGGCGAAACTGGAGCACAGGGTGAACAAGGTCCACAGGGAATCATAGGTCTCCAAGGTAACCCAGGCGAAACTGGACCACAGGGTGAACAAGGTGCTCAAGGTATCATTGGTCTTCAGGGAAATCCTGGCGAGACTGGACCACAAGGGGAGCAAGGTTCTCAGGGTGTTATTGGTCTACAGGGTAATCCTGGCGAGACTGGTCCGCAAGGTGAAGCTGGACCGCAAGGAATAATTGGTTTACAAGGCAACCCAGGCGAAACTGGAGCACAAGGAGAACAGGGTTCTCAGGGTGTTATTGGTCTTCAAGGTAACCCAGGCGAAACTGGTCCTCAAGGAGAGACTGGATCACAGGGTGCTATTGGTCTCCAAGGTAATCCTGGCGAGACTGGACCTCAAGGTATACAAGGTGTTCAGGGTAATGTAGGCCTACAGGGTAATGTAGGTGAAGTCGGACCACAAGGTAATGCAGGGGCAGTTGGACCACAAGGGGTCCAAGGTAATGTTGGTGAATTAGGACCACAAGGTTCTGCTGGCGCACAAGGTGCTGCTGGAATTCAAGGTAATGTAGGTGAAGTCGGTCCTCAAGGTGAACAAGGTTCTCAAGGTTTCCGTGGTCTCCAAGGTAATGCTGGAGAGCAAGGTGCCACTGGTTCTACTGGTGTAACTGGTGCTACTGGTTTGCAAGGCAATGCTGGTGCAGTTGGTGCACAAGGCGCAGATGGTGCTCAAGGTGCTATTGGTATTCAAGGTAATGTCGGTGAATTAGGACCACAAGGTTCTGCTGGCGCACAAGGTGCTGCTGGAATTCAAGGTAATGTTGGAGATAAAGGTGCTACTGGTGCAGTTGGTGCTCAAGGTGCTGCCGGACTTCAGGGTAATGTTGGAGATAAAGGTGCTACTGGTGATGTTGGTGCTCAAGGTGTTGCCGGACTTCAGGGTAACCCAGGCCCATTAGGTGCAACAGGTGTAACAGGTTCTACAGGTTCTACAGGTGCTGCCGGAGCAACTGGAGCGCAGGGTGGTACTGGACTTCAAGGAGATCCAGGCCCTAAAGGTCCAGCAGGTACTACTCCAGGCCCAGTAGGTCCGCAAGGACTTGAAGGAGACCCAGGCCCTCAAGGTCCAGCGGGTACAACTCCAGGCCCAGTGGGTCCACAAGGTAACCCAGGCGATGCCGGTCCTCAAGGAGCAGATGGAGATACTGGACCACAAGGAGCAGACGGTCCACAAGGTGTCGCTGGTCCACAGGGTCAAGTTGGTAATGTTGGTCCTCAAGGTGCGGATGGAGAAAAAGGTGCACAAGGTGAAACTGGTGCTCAAGGTCTTGTAGGACCTCAAGGTGCTGATGGAGATACTGGACCACAAGGAGCAGATGGTGCTCAAGGTCTGGTTGGTGCCCAAGGTGCTGACGGAGAAAAAGGTGCACAAGGTGAAACTGGTGCACAAGGTCTAGTAGGACCTCAAGGTGCTGATGGAGATACTGGACCACAGGGTGAGCAAGGTCAAACTGGTAACAATGGTCCTCAAGGGGAACAGGGTCCAATTGGTAACCAAGGTGTTAAAGGACAAACTGGTGACAATGGTCCTCAAGGTGCTGATGGAGAGAAAGGTGCACAGGGTGCTGATGGCGCACAAGGTCTAGTAGGACCTCAAGGCGAACAAGGTAATCAGGGTCCAGTAGGTTTCCAAGGAGCGCAAGGTTTAGTTGGTAATCAGGGTGAACAAGGTTCACAGGGAGCAGTTGGTTTCCAAGGTGCCGTTGGTAACAATGGTCCTCAAGGTGAACAAGGTCCAGTTGGTAACCAAGGTATCAAAGGTCAGACGGGTAATAACGGTCCTCAAGGCGGTCAGGGTCCAGTTGGTAACCAAGGTGTTAAAGGTCAAACTGGTGACAATGGTCCTCAAGGGGAACAGGGTCCAGTTGGTGCTCAAGGTGTCAAGGGTCAAACTGGTAATAATGGACCACAGGGTGCTCAAGGTGAAGTCGGTAACCAAGGTGTTAAAGGACAGACAGGTAATAATGGTCCACAGGGCGCTCAAGGTGAAGTCGGTAACCAAGGTGTTAAAGGACAAACTGGTGACAACGGACCACAGGGTGAACAGGGCCCGGTTGGTAATCAGGGCATCAAAGGACAGACTGGTAACAATGGTCCTCAAGGTGGACAAGGACCCGTTGGTAACCAAGGTATAAAAGGACAAACAGGTAACAATGGTCCTCAAGGTGAACAAGGTCCTGTCGGTAATCAGGGCATTAAAGGTCAGACAGGTAATAACGGACCACAGGGTGGACAAGGTCCTGTCGGCAACCAAGGTATCAAGGGACAGACTGGTAATAATGGACCACAAGGAGAACAGGGTCCAATTGGTAATCAGGGAATAAAAGGTCAGACGGGTAATAACGGTCCTCAAGGTGGACAAGGTCCAGTTGGTAATCAGGGTGTTAAAGGTGCAACAGGAGACACAGGTGCACAAGGAGCTAAAGGTAATACTGGTGACCAAGGCGCACAAGGAGCTAAAGGTAATACTGGTGACCAAGGCGCCCAAGGAACCAAAGGTAACACAGGTGACCAAGGTGCTCAAGGAAATAAAGGTGCAACAGGAGACACAGGTGCCCAAGGTGTCAAAGGTAACACAGGTGACCAAGGTGCACAAGGAACTAAAGGTGCAACAGGAGACACAGGCGCACAAGGTGTCAAAGGTAATACTGGTGCTGCCGGAGCAACTGGTTCTCAGGGTGAGCAAGGTGGACAAGGTCCAGACGGTCCAATTGGTGTCCAAGGTGGACAAGGTGTTGCCGGTACCCAAGGTGGACAAGGTCCGGTTGGTGGATTTGGTAACGCAGTAATATTTGATACAAACACCACATTCCCTTCTAACGTAAACGCCACAGCGTCTTCACAGATAAGGTCTTTCCGTACTGTTGATACAGTTTTCATTGGTGATGTATACTGGCACATTAATAGTGGACGGGTGTTCCGTGCCACAGTAGATAGAATAGAAACTACTACTAACTCTTCCTTTGATGAGTTGACCAATAACCAAGGATTTTTAGATCTTAGTGGTCTTCTAAATACAGCTACAAGTGGTGCAAGGATGGAATTTGGAGCTGACAATATTTCAATATTCGATGCTGTCAACACCTTCCCAAGAGTTAAGATAGGGGCATTATAACCCCATACAACACAGGTATATTATGTTTACAATTATTGATAATTTCTATGCAGACCCCGATTCAGTTCGGGGTTATGCTTTAAGTCAAACCTTTGATGTGACAGGTAACTATCCTGGCGTAAGAACAGCACCATGTACTAATGACGGTGGTTACGTCGATTCGATGATAGCATCAATGGAACATATTATAGGTAAAACTATAACTTACTTTCCATTAGATGAATACAACACTTCCTTCCAATATACTACCGAAACTTGCAAGACGTGGATTCACCACGATCGAATGCAGTTCGCTGCGGTAATATATCTCACCCCAGATGCGCCTCTAGACTCTGGCACTGCAATCTATAAACATAGACCAACGGGAATCATGAAGCATGAAGATTCCTGTCCAGTCGACTTCAATGAATTTCAGTTGATTGAAGGTGACTGGGATATTGTTGCAGAATCAAAAAATATATACAATAGACTTGTAATATATGATGCAATGTATTATCATAGAAGTGTAGTTCCTGGCTTTGGTACAAATCAATACGACGGTAGATTATTTCAGACGTTCTTCTTCGGAGCAGAATAATGAAATTGATGACAACGTTGCTGACCTCGAATGATGTTCCGAAGTTGGCGAGACTTGTTAAGTCGGTTAATAATGTAATAAAGATAAGCCCAATAGAATGGGAAGTGGTGATCGTTGTAAATAGTATTCATGAAGGATACTATGAAGATGTATGCGCACTTAATCTACCATTCCGTGTAGTCAATACGGAAAGTAATGGTAAACCAGGCCGTGGTAAAAATGCATGTCTAGATGTATTTCTAGAAAGTGACTGTGATTTTGTATCTCAGATCGATGGAGATGATTTTTTATATCCGTCGTACTTACAGTCGCTGTGGAATCATTATAAGCATTATCCTTGCATTGATGTTCTAGGTGTGGTACCATGTGATTGTTTATGTAACTTTCCACTAGAGCAAGGACATTACTGGTGGGTTAATGATAACTACCACGCCAGTGTATGGGGTACCTCTATGTGTGCCGTGACTCAAAACGTCGGTCCTCAAGAAAGTCATCTGTTTATTGATGAGCGTCCAGTGTCAGTTGACTTCATTATGTTGCAGAGTCGTAAGTCTGCACAAATAAAAATGAACGAAGATATTGGTAACGGAGAAGATCACGCATACACCTACAAGTTATTAGCAGAACACCAGAAGGGAAACATCTGTTACTTCTTAACCATGTCAAGTGATTTGTATTGTATTGACAGAACTACCGAAGGTAGTGCTCAGAAGGTACATAGCTATGAGGATTACTTGCAACCTATGCGTGATGAAGCACTCAAACATGTTCCTCAATGGAGAAGCAGTCCATACGAATTACCAGTTATATACAAAGATTTGTTAATGAATCAGCACCAAAAGCAGACTTGGATAAACAAATTTATAAACGAGTCATAAAATCGTTATAAATATAAGAAGAATATTTCTAACATGCGTGGGAAAAAACAATGCCAGCAATAGTAAGACAAACACTTAGTCGTAAGTTAGCTAGAGATCTTTTATTAGATATCGCTAACACCGACAATGAATACTACATTGGTATCTCAAAGTCAGATACTTTCAATGAACAAGATACAGTAGTCCCACCAGTCGACTGCCCTTTTGATGAGAGAGAGTTTCGAAATGCACTACAGTCAATCAAAAAGATTGAAGGTTCTACCTTTGTAGCTAAAAGGGTTAACTGGTCATCTGGTTCAGAATACACTGGTTGGGACGATACTACCTCATCCGATATCGTAGAACCTTGGACTCCTTGGTATGTCATGAATGACGCCAAAGAAGTTTACATATGTTTAGAAACTGGTTTGAATATCGACGGTACTAAGAAGCAGTCTATCATAGAACCTAACTGGGGACTACATGCACCTATGAGTCCAGAGACTGATCCTAACGCACCGATGTTTAACGTTCGCGAGTGGTGGAAACCATTCGAAACTGCTGACGGTTATATTTGGAAATATTCATTCTCTTTAAGACCAGAAAATATCTATCAGTACCTATCGTCAAATCATATCCCAGTACAGAAGGCAGAGATTGATCTACCTACAGGCGACTCCATCGAAGACTTGCAAACTACAGTCAGAGATGAAGCCATTGGTGGACAGATACTACGTGCAACTATTATTGATGCAGGGACTGGACATACTAATGTCCCTACTATTAATATTCACGGTGACGGTACTGGCGCTGTCGCAGTGGCAGAGATAGATCCAAATACTGGTGCAATAACTAAAATCAAAATGACTAGTTATGGTAGTGGATACACTCACGCATCTTTTGAAATCATTGGTGGTGTAACTACGAGTACTGCTCGTGCAGTAGTGACTAGTCAAGCAGGACTGGGATTCGATCCAATAGATGATTTGAAAACAAGTTCAGTTATGACAAACATCAAACCAGATGGTGACGTTGGCGGTACTTTTATTACATTCAATACATTCCGACAGATGGGTCTGATTAAAAACCCTCTTCAACCAGACGGTACTCCTTTCGTTGGAGCATCTATCAAGACCCTACCTTCTATTACTTTAGTGAATAGCTCACCGTTTGAATCAGGTAAGGTAGTCACTGGCTCTATATCTGGTGCCAAGGCATATGTTAATCAGTCGGTAGACAAAGAAGTATTCTATCATCAAAATGAATCTACAGGATTCAAACCATTCCAAGTGGGTGAGGCATTAGTCCAAGCAGGAATAGTGCTTACAGGGGATATCGAAAGCATATCTCTGGTCAATGGTATAGACAGATTCTCCGGAAATGTCATGTACATTGAGAGTCGTCACAGAATTCGACGTGACCCAGAACAACAAGAAGACATTAAGATAGTAATCACCGTTTAGGATTAATCATGGCAGATTTTACAAACAAAACGTTCAAAGAAACATACCGCGATTTCTACAACGCTGAAGATGGTTATCATCGTGTATTGTTTAATTCTGGACGAGCACTACAGGCAAGAGAATTAATTGAATCTCAGACAATCCTTCACGAAGAGATTTCTCGATTTGGACGTAACTTATTCAAGGAAGGCGCATTAATTAATCCAGGCGGTGCGACAGTAGATACTAGTATTGAATACATTCGCCTAGACAGCAGTAGTGCTTTGGACTTCAATGCAGTCGGTGAGATTTTCACCAGCGCATCTGGTTTAGAATTCAAGGTTCTGGAAGTAGTAGTATCATCTGATTCTGAGAACCCAGATCCAACCACTCTTTACGTACAGTACACTGATACTATTAATGTTGCAGATACAAAAAAGTCTGCAAGAGTATTAAAAAACGAAGTTCTGACGTGTACAATACACAACACAATTAAACAACTGTCAGTTGCTGACGATGGTGTCATCCCATCAGCGGGTCGTGGAACGAAGGCATACTTTGCTTCAGGTGACTTCTTCGTTGAAGGTCACTTTGTGTTTATGGAAGGTGGCAGTGCATTCATCGACAAGTATAGTCATACTCCTACCGATGACATTGGTTTCCGAATCGAACAGAAAGTTATCACAGTAGATGACAACGAAGACCTGTACGACAACCAAGGTGATGTTCCAGATGCGACTGCCCCAGGCGCTGATCGATATCAGATCAAACTAATTCCAACAACCCGTAGTCAAGTAGCTGTCGAAGAAAACTTCGTATTCATTGCACGTGTAGTTGAAGGTAATATTACCCGCGAAGTAAACACGTTTGATTCATATAACAAAATCAATGATTTGCTTGCACAAAGAACAAAAGAAGAATCAGGCAACTATGTAGTAGAAGAGTTCAAATCAATCTTTAAAGATTCTGAGAATGAGGACAACCTAACTCTAGACGTTACCAAGGGTATCGCGTATGTCGACGGATATCGTTTAGATATTGGACAAGACGAAATAGAAGTTCCTAAGTCAAGAGGCACCGTAACTTTCTCGAACGAATCTGTACCAGCAACATATGGTAACTATGTCTATATCGACCCAACTACTACTCAAGGTTTTGGTAGACTAGACTATTTCGGAGAAGTTCGATTGCAGAACGGATCTGACTTTATTGGATATGCTAATGTTCGAGGAGTCCAACAAGACTCTAAAGGATATAGATTATATCTATTCAACATTCGAATGGATGCCATTAGAAACAACGATGGTGATAAGATTGGAACAGAAAACTTCTCCAACGTAGATTCTCTGTATGATTCACGAACAACTAACACTATACCTTTACTTGATGGGGACTCCACTCTTTACGGTACTTCTGAGAATAGCTTACTGTTCCCATTACCTAAGAATAGTCCTAAAGCAAATACTATTGAATCAGCAAATTTCACAGTCCAAAGCTGGAAATCCGTGTCGTCAGATTCTAACGGTGACTTATCCCTGAGTGGAGTAGAATATCCGGATTGGGTTATTGCGCAACAAGACGGACCTATCGCTGCGGTTTCTACTACAGATGGTTCATATACTGGTCTAGAACCAGATACAAACTATGTTGTTGCTACATACCAATCAGTAAGTTCAGGTCCTCGAAAAAAGACCCGTACCTCTGTGACAGAGACTTTTTCTCTTCCTAATTCAGATCAAGAAGCAAGACCATTATTTTTAAGTAATCCAGATGTAATCTCTATCACCTCAGTAACACATAAGAATGGTGAAGCTGAAACTGATATAACCAACCAGTTTATCTTGGATGGTGGTCAGAGAGATAACTTCTATGACAATGGTCAGGCAAATATCAAGGGTGGATATAAAATACCTACTGGTTCTAATGTTCAAGTAGAAGTAGAATATGAATATTTTGCTCATGATAACAGCGGACGATACTTTGCATGTAGCTCATATCAAGGAGAAGATTACGAAAACATTCCTAATCATACAACTTCTGGTGGACAAGTAATCTCTCTACGAGACGTATTGGACTTCCGTCCTGTCCGAACGCCACCAGACGCTGAAGGGAACGAATTTAATATCACTGAGCTACCTCAGAACTCATCTTCTGTAACTATCGATCAGGTTAAGTACTACCTACCTCGTATCGATATTTTGGTTGCAAACGCAACCGACAGTCGAGGAAGTGTTGGATTTGGTGAACTACAGGTCATCCAAGGCGAACCAAATATTAATCCACGTGAACCAGAAATCCCAACAGGCTCTCTGGCTCTATACAAGTTTGTATTAAACCCTTATACTTTCTCAAGTTCAGATCTAACAAGTACTTTCATTCCAAACAAACGATTCACAATGAAAGATATCGGTAAGTTGGAGCAACGAGTAACAGACTTGTTTGAACTAACCACCTTGAGTCTGTTAGAGTCCAGCACTAATTCACTGGTCGTGCTTGATGAAAATGGTAACGCAAGAACCAAAGCAGGATTCATTGCAGACAACTTTAGTTCATTCACTTTCTCAGACATTGACAATCCAGAATATCGTGCTTCTATCGACTCACAGGGTCACTTGAAACCGTCTTTCCGTGAGAACTCTATTCGACTTGAATATAGTCCAGATAATTTTGCTACCGAAACTTCGGCAAAAAGTGGTGACGTAGTAACACTGCCCTTCTTACATGAGAATTTAGTATCACAAGTACTTGCTACTAGTACAATGAATATCAACCCGTTTGCAGTAATAACTCAAACAGGTCACTTAGAACTGTCACCGTCTTCAGATGAGTGGGTCGAGACTCGTACTCTACCACCAATCATGCAGACCACAGTACGTCGTTTCGAAAACTTCGAAGCAGACCTATGGAACAATCCTACTATACGTGATCGAAACTTCAGACTGCGTAGTGGCAACAACCTATTCACAACAATGCCAAGAGATGTGTCCTTCAGAGAAACTACTCGAAGCATACAAGACTTCATTGGTGAACAGGTTGCAGACATAGAAATCATTCCGTTCATGCGATCTCGTAGAATCAAGTTCTCTGCGAAAGGATTGCGTCCTAACACTAAGGTGTTCGCATACTTCGGTGGTTTACCTATGGAAGATTGGGTCCGACAAGAATCTTCAGAATCAAGGTTCTCTGACAGTCCAACAGAATTTGGTAGCGAGTATGCAAATGAAACAGAATATCCGTCTGCTCTGGGTGGAAAGAGTGCACTACAGACAGATAGTAAAGGAGAGATAGTCGGTAGTTTCTTCCTACCTAACACAAGTGATATCAGCTTCAGGACAGGTACTCAAGAGTTTAAGCTTCTTGACGTAAGTGAAAACAATGAAAATGAGGCACTATCAACTACTCGTGCATCATACACATCATCTGGATCTATCGAGAGTGTTCAGAGAACAGTACGTTCCACTCGCGTCATAGAAAGAGTCCGTGGTCGAAGAGATCCATTGGCGCAGACTTTCTATGTTGACCAGATTGAAAACCCTAATGGTTTGTATATCACTAGGGCACACATTTACGTTGAAACTAAAGACAGCGTTATTCCACTACAGGTACAGATTCGTCCAGTAGAGAATGGAATACCAACTAGCAGTATTATGCCTGGCGGCGTCAAGTTCATCAACCCTGATGAGATTGTTCTTGCAACCAATCCTGAAACAATTGAGGATGTACAAGGCTCTCCAACTGTAGTTGAATTTGATGAGCCAGTATACTTGACAAGTGGTGAAGAATACTGTATAGTATTACTTGCAGAGTCGGTAGAGTACAATGTATATGTCGCAGAGACATATCAGAATGTATTCGGAAGTCGTGAAGATAGAATAACCAAGCAACCTACATTAGGTTCACTATTCCTTTCACAGAACGGATTCACATGGACTCCGGATCAAACTAAAGACCTTATGTTTAAGTTAGACCGTGCAGAGTTCCAGACAAGCGGTTCAGTAGTTCTTGACAACGGTATGCTACCGAAGACTGCTTTAGAGAGCAATCCAATAAACACCGTCTTGGGTTCAAGTATTATACAAGTGACTCATGAAGGACATGGATTCAGTGATGGTAATACGGTCACTATATCAGGAGCATCTGAAGTATCTGGTATTCCAGCTTCTGCGTTAAATGCTAGTCACGAAGTCCTCTCTCCTACATGGGAAGGATATAGTATACAACTAGCAACTAACCAACAAGCTTCTTCTTCTATATCTGGTGGTGGTTCTGCAATAGTTGCATCACAACAAGTTTACTTTGACCAGTTTGTACCACAAATACAGACACTTATTCCTAACTCGACAAGTATATCATCAAAGGTCAGAAAGACAAATGCTACTTCATATGGCAATAGCAATGGTCGTACTACCGCTGCATTCAATATGGCAATAGGGAATGAAGAAACTGTATTCTTAAATGACTTTAACTCTAATCAGGTCCCTAGTGTTGTGGCTTCAAGCGACAACTCTTCTTCTCCTACAATGAAGATGATCCTGAACATGAGCACCTCAGATACTAAAGTATCGCCTCTAATTGATTTGCAGAGAACCTCTGCATTGACTCTAGAGAATGTCATTGATACAGATGACGCGGCACAGCACATTACAATTCCAGTAGTGATTGATGAATCATCACTGGGACTAAAAATCATATTCGCTGCGAACAGACCAGCAGGTGCTGACTTTGATGTTTATGTTAAAACAGCAGTAGACGAAGATACTCTTGAAACCGAACCTTTATGGGTAGAAGCATTAGCAGATAACTCTATGCCTTCAGATGACAATCCATCAACTTTCCGTGACTATGAGTACACAATCAATACAGATCAATTCTCTGTCTTCCAAGTGAAGATTGTGATGCAATCTAATAACTCTTCTAAGTCTCCAGTAATTAGAGATTTACGTGCAATCGCTTTGATAACAGGTGGTACCGCTGGTACTAACACGTCAAATAATGATGACACGTCCGGTGGTGGTAATGATGACACGTCCGGTGGTGGTAATGATGACACGTCCGGTGGTGGTAGTGGTGAAGATAACGACGATACAGGAACTTCTTTATCAGCAGTTGCATTCCCTGAGATAAGTCAATTACCAACTTCGGTATCTATCACAGGCGCTCCTCGTATCCTAAGTCAGTACAATCCAGAATCAGATACCAATAATTACATGACTCCGGATGAGTACTGGCATCAAGGTACACGAAGAGTTCGATTGTTTGCTAAGTTCGATAATAATGGTGATTTCCAACTATACACCAATGACCCTAAAAAAGGAAGTGTCAATGTTGGGGACGATTCTCTAACAGGAAGTACTATCCTGGCCACAGGTAAGTGGTTGGATAGACCAGTAGAAGTGGGAGAGATTTTTGAGTGTGGTTTCAGAATCACTCATGTTGACGATGTAGCACTACCTGTTTACTCTGGTGCTTTTGCAACCCAGGCCACTCCTAGAGCAGAACTAAGAAACGTAGGTACTGGTGCAGACATAGGTTATCAGGAAGTTATTTCCGTTGATGTTGGTGAACTTGACTCTAGCGGTAACATGATTACTTGGGGCGGGCATGGACTCGTTATCGATGAACATAACAACTCGCTTGATAATGGTGCACCGTGGACTGTCGATTCACTACATCTAGATCCAGAAGTTGCCATCACTGGTACAGTAAGAATAGAAATATTCATTAGTCCAGACAATAGTCTAGACAATGGAACCACCCTTACAGGAACTACCTCTATACCATTAGATGTTAGCTATACTCTAGAGGGTGCCCCATTGGTTGATGACTCACTTGAGTCTCAGTTGGTTCTTTTGAATGCAGATGATGGTTTTGTTTATGACCAAGATCCTATTCTAACATACTATTCACTGGATTCGACTAAACCTAAAAACTTCCATGATGGCGCGACCGTTCCAGATCAAGTGTTGACAGTTGATGCAAACAGTTCTGTCGACTTCCATATGATGTGGGGATCTGAACAGGACAGCACTATCAACGTAACCTTCGGACTCGCATGGACTAATTCAGGAACTACTGTAACACTTAACCGTGGAGATTTCGCGTCGTTCACCGTTGCAAATGTTCCGCAGGGTACTGACGCTACTGTTACAGCAACCAGCACTCTACGTGGTTCAACGTTCAGCAGAGAAGTCAAGATGATCGTTGGTGAAGGTTTTACATCTACGCCTGGAGACGGTGACACGCCGGGCGGCGGTGGTGACGGTGGTGATGAAGGCGATCCGCAGCAGAACTAATTATGAATAATCATATAAAGGTAGACGGTCATATGAATCTAGTGCGGGATAAGCGTTCTGGAGCTATACTAAATACCAACAAGAATGAAATAAATACTGCAAGAAAATTAAGTAAAATAAACAACGAAAAGCAAGAACATATTAACACATTAACCGAAGAAGTCAAGAGTCTGAAAGACGACATGTCTCAAATAAAAGATTTGCTCTTTCGTTTAGTAGAGGATAAAAATGAGTAATATACAAGTAGTCAATCTTGCAGATAATATTAATGCTGCTATTCTGAAAATTAATCAAAACTTTTCAGAAATAGATTTATCTAAACTAACAGAAGATGAAGTTAATGCTCTGATACAATCTGCTTTAGATAACTTTGATGTTGGTCTAGACGCAGATGCAGTTCGTGCTGTTATCGAAGGTGCTGACTTAGATCTTGGCAGTAACAAAATTCTATACAGTAATGTATTCCCTACTGAATCAGACTTACCAAGCGCGTCTGCCTATCACGGTATGTTCGCGCATGTACATGCGACAGGTGCTGGATATTTCGCCCACGCAGGGTCTTGGGTAAAACTAGCTAATGCTGGTGACTTGGGTGCTGGATCACTAGATGATCTAAGTGACGTACAGTTAACCTCTAATGTTTTAGTTGGACACGTCTTAAAGTGGGACGGAACCAATTGGACTAACCTAGAAGACGCCAGTGGTGGCGGTGGTGGTCCAACTGACCCAGGCGAAAACGGAACCTCTTTCTATCAAGCGACAATCTACCAGAGGTCTCCAACTCAACCGACGACACCTAGCGGCGGTACGTTCGACTTCCCTACAGCCACACTAACTCCACCTTCGGATTGGTCAGGCACTATCCCAGCGGGTGATGATGACCTATGGGCATGTAACTTCCTATTCAGAGATTACCTATCGCAACAGGGAACGATCACCGCGACAGATTGGTCAGAGCCATATAAGTTGGGTGGCATCGTTGATGCTA